CTAATATAATCTTTATATATGTCCGCAAAAACAAATCCTCTAGCGACTTCTTCTGGTATAACGATCGCCCCAAGTTTGTTTAATTCAACTCTCATGTCGTTGTATTCATCTGCTATTCTACCATAATTGTAATTTAAGTACATTCCAACTACGTGTATGTAACCTGGAACATTTCCTTGAACTTTAAAAAGTATGTGTGTCATTATAATAATTTTTCTGTTTCTATTTTATTCGGCTCTGTTAATTTCAATTGATTCTTTAATGAATCTTCAATTGAAAAATTATTTGTTGTTGCTTCTGACATTAATTGATTAATGTTTTTGTCAATTGAAATTGTATATGCTGAAGCTAGTGTTAACACTTGCTTTTGTTGTTCTGGGTCCATCATAAGAATTGAATCTAAGTTACCAGTACCAATTCTACCATATGAAATCATATCTAACATAGCTTGTTTAGCCATACGAACTGTCCAATATTCATGTTCATATTTTTCTTCCAATGCTTTGTTACCAAAAACGTCAATTAATTTTGTGCCATCTGGAAGAACAGCATCATCTGTTTCCAAATATTCTTTAATCAAATCTATAAACCCTTGTCTTTCAATATATGCATCTTTTAAATTTCTTTTAAACTTTCTTAAATCAACACGTTTGTCGGCAATGGTTAAATCAACCATTTCTTTTCTTTTAGCGTCGGTAATAAATTCTTTACTCTCCTCATCCATTTGAATTTCTAGTTCTGCTTTTCTTACTGTATATTCCAAATGTTCAACAGCATCTTCCCTACCTCTTAATTCCAAAAGCCATTGTTTTAATCTTGCATATGGTGTTATTTGTGCCCCACCAACGAAATTGTATGCTTTGTATTTTGGTAGTGCGAAAGACATGTCTTCAGATATTTGCATTAATTTTTCATCAAAAGGATTATTGATGAAGTTAGATCTGTCATATTTGTAACCTTGTTCCATATTTGTTTTTTTATTTAATATACTCAAATTTTTTCATAATGTCAACTATTATCTCCATCCACAATGCCCAGATGATGTTCCAGCATTAACTCTAGGCGCTAATCCGGTAACTGCATTTGATCCAGTATCTGTTGCATAAACAAATTGCCAACTACTGTTATTTTGACCTGTGCCATCATAATTCCCTAACATGTATTGCCAGTCTTGGCCCATTCCAAAGTTTTCTTCACCACAATTGGGGTGAGGTTTGGCTACGTTACCGATGTTTGTATCTGTTGCGTTACTCCATCTTCTTAAATTGTAGCCACCATTGTATGAACCTTCGTTACCACAGTAACCTTTACCCACTTTAGAGCTTATTCCCTTTTGTTGAGCGTGTGCTGACCAGTGAGTAGAAGAACTTGGTGTTTCATTCGAAAAGTTAAATTTAATTCCTGAACTGTTTGTCCACGCATACCCAAAACTTTCGTCAAAGAATGCACCGCCTCCGTCAGAAGCATTAATAGATGTTACCCCAAATCCACTTACATAACTTTCATTTGATAAATTAAATTTTTCAATTGAAGTTGACCCGCCTGAAATTAAATAAGCAAACTCACTTTCTTTTTGCATGGTAGCGACGTCACTTCTAGCTATACCAGTATTAAATTTTGTTTGATGTGCGTAGTTTGTATCATTAAACATGTTGATGGCAGATGTTCTGGTTCCATGAACACTATCAGGACCTTTCCATGCCCCATCATCATTTACGGACCAAATAAATAATATTGTTTTATTACATGCGCCAGATGTATAAGAAACTGGATAATCCAACAACTCACCAATGTGTGTTGTTTGACTCGTTGAGTTTGTTGTTTTATGAACGTTTCTCCATGGTGACGCGTCTTTATAACCTCCAGCCAAATATGTATATGCTAAAATTTGTCTATATTTAAACGCAATTGGCACAGGTTCTTGCGCCGCAATTCTTTCCCATCCATTATCAATATTTGATACCCCGGTATATAACATTAAAAAACTACCGCTGTTGGATTCTTCTAGGTACAAAGATCCTGATAATGGTGAGCCTGGTCTATTTGCTCTAGTTCCTTTAGGTGGTCTATTAATAACACTATCTGATGTTAAACTACCACTAACTTCTAAATTCTCGTATATCATAATTTAATTATTTTTATGCTCTCCAACCACAATGTCCGGATGATGTCCCCGCATTTACACCAGGGGCTAGACCGCTTACGCTGGTCGTCCCGGTGTCCGTTGAGTAATAAAATTTCCAACTTGTATTATTTTGAGCGCCATCATAATTACCCAACATATATTGGTGATCTTGTCCCATTGTAAAATTTTCTTCGCCGCAGTTTGGATGTGGTTTTGCTACGTTACCGAGATTGGTGTCGTTCGCGTTGCTCCATCGTCTAAGATTGTAACCGCCGCTATAAGACCCCTCATTTCCGGCGTAACCTTTTCCAACTTTAGAACTTATTCCCTTCTGTTGTGAATGTGCCCCCCACATTCCAGATGATGTAAATGTTTCTGTGGCAAAACTCATTTTAATTCCTTCACTAGATGTCCAACCGTATCCAAAATTTTCATCAGAAAATGCTGAACCACCATCACCACCATTTATTGTTGATAAATTAAAACCAGTTGCAATTGTCTCCGTACTTAGGTCAAATTTTTCAACAGTGGAGCTACCGCCTGTAAATAGATATGCAATTTCAGTTTCTTTGTGCATAGTTCCAACATCGCTTCTAGCTGTTGTTATGTTAAACTTAGAATTATGTGCATACTTGGTATCGTTTGCCATATTAATTGCAGATGTTCTCACACCATTAACATCACTTGGCCCCTTAAAAGCGTTGTCTTCATTGACAGACCAAACAAAAAAAATATATTTACTACAAGCTCCAGATGTATACGACGCAGGAAAATCTAATAACTCACCAATGTGTGTTGTCTGATCGGTCGCATTAATTGTTTTGTGGACATTTTTCCAAGGAGAAGAGTTTTTATAACCTCCAGCAAGGAAAGATGTACTAATTATCTGTCTGAATTTAAAACTAACATTGGCATTTACTTGGGATGATACTCTAACCCAACCACTATCGTTATTACTTACACCAACATAAACCATTAAAAAGCTACCACTAGCAGCTTGTTCTAAATATAAAGAACCCGTTTGTGGACTACCTGGTCTATTGGCTCTTGTCCCTATTGGTGGTTTGGTTACCCCTTGTCCTCTTAACGAACCACTTATTTCTATATTTTCGTGTAGCATATCTTATAAATACAAATTTTATGTTCTCCAACCACAATGTCCAGATGATGTTCCCCCATTAACTCCCGGAGCTAAACCAGATGGGTTAACAGTTCCCGTGTCTGTTGAATAAATAAATTTCCAACTTGTGTTATTTTGTAAACCATCATAATTCCCTAGCATATACTGATGGTCTTGTCCCAGAGTAAAATTTTCTTCTCCACAATTTCCATGTGGTTTTGCCACATTACCTAAGTTTGTTTCAGTAAACACGTTCCATCTTCTTAAATTATAACCACCGTTGTATGTTCCCTCGTTACCCGCATACCCTTTACCAACTTTAGAACTGATACCTTTTTGTTGACCACTAGCCCCCCATTGTTGATTTGCAGTAAATGTATCATTTGCAAAGAATAATTTATTTCCACTCTCCGATCCATAACCATAACCATAATTTTCATCAGAGAATCCAGACGCACCTAAACTACTTGTTAAAGACGTTGTTGTTGTAATATATGGAGCACCTGCTTGGTAGTATACACTATACATTGTTTCATTTGTTAAATTGAATTTCTCAACGGTCGCAACACCGCCGCCAAAAACCCAAGCGAACTCTGTTTCTTGAAACAACGTTCCTAAGTCGTCTCTAGCATTTGCTAAATCCCATTTTGATTGGTGAGCATATGCTGTTTCATTAACCATATGAACACCTGTTGTCCATGTAGAATGTATTTGTGTTGCCGATTTCCACGCGCCATCTGTGTTTGTTGACCAAACAAATAATATTGATTTACTACAAGCACCCGATGTATAAGATGCTGGGTAATCCATCAATTCTCCTAAGTGAACAGTTTGATCTGTTGCATTAGTTGTTCTATGAACATTTTTCCAAGGGGACGCGTCTTTATAACCGCCAGCTAAATAAGAAAAATTAATTACTTGTCTATATTTGAAACCAGTTCTATCGGTATCTTGTGAACCAACTGGTTCCCATCCAGCATCATAGTTTGAAGATGCGGTATATGTTACAACAAAACTCCCACTACTTGATTCTTCTAAATACAAAGAACCAATATCGGGACTAGTTGG